CACGGAAGGTGCCCCAGATACTGGTACATGGCTTTTTCTGGCGCAGTATTCATTGATGAAAATGATGCAGTTGCCGTAGCAAACATGGCACAGGGAACTCAAGCTCATGAAAGACTTCAAAAACTTATTTCTACTATGCCAGAGTGGAGGGCGGAAGAAGAAGAAATTGTTAGTGAGTACCCACCCATCAGAGGCTTTATAGATCTTATCATGGAGTATGATGGTGAAACGGTTATAGGCGAAATCAAAACAGCTAAGCAAGAAGTATGGGATACGAGACAATCAGAGATGAAATCATCTGCAAATCACATGCTTCAGCTACTTACTTATATGAAGCTTAAGAATGCTAAAGAAGGATTTTTTTTGTATGAAAATAAAAATACACAAGAGGTTCTCATTATTCCAATATCAATGAATGAAAAGAATAAAAAAATTATTGAGGATGCATTTTTGTGGATGCAGGAAGTATATGACAATTTTAAAGATGGAGATCTGCCGATGAGGCCAGCAGGATCTACAAAATCAAAAATGCCATGCACCTATTGCCCAATTAAAAAAGAATGCTATTCAAAAGAAACTCCTTTGGGAACTGTTCAAATTGAGCTTTTTGAGGTACCAGGCATATGATTTGTGTAAACTCAGAATGTAAAAAAGATTTTAATCCTAAAACACATAATCAAAAATACTGTTCTGATGAATGTTGCAGAATAGCAACAAACAAAAGAATTATGGAAAAATATTATGAAAAAAAAGCAATAAAAAATGGAGCTATTAGAAGTTGTAAAAAATGCAAAGCAGAACTTAGCAGATACAATAGCGAAAATGTTTGCTCAATCTGTCAAAAAAATAACTATAAAAAATCTAAGGATCTTCTCTCGGAGATAATAAATGAAATTAGCTAGCTTAGTTAAAACAAAAGCTCACAGGGTTTTGGGTATAGACGCCTCAACAAATTCAATAGCCTTTTGCTTAATGGAAAATGATGTTCCTTTAAAATGGGGTAAGGTAAACCTATCTGGCGAAGACATCTATGAAAAAATACATGATGCAAAAAATAAAATGTCAGTAATGTTAGATGAATTAAAGTCTGATTACATAGCAGTAGAAGGCGCAGTGCTTGTCAGATCACCAGACGCTGTGATAAAATTGTCTTACGTATACGGAGTAGTTATTGCTGAACTAATGTCTACTGGCGCAAAGGTTATTACAATTAGCCCGTCCGCTTGGCAGTCATACATAGGCAATAAGAACCCAACTAAAGATGAAAAGTCTGCAATAAGGCTGGCTAATCCAGGCTATGCGGATTCATGGTATAAAAATCAATTACGTAATATGAGGAAGCAGAGAACTGCTGACTACTTTAATAAGAAATATGGTTTACAAATTGTGGATTTTGATGTTGCAGATAGCTTTGGTATTGCACATTATAGCAACCAGGTGCTTACAAAACGATGAAGCTGTATCAGAGTAAAGACTGGCTATATAGAAGATATGTAGTTCAAAAGAAAAATGTGACAGAGATTGCTAAAGAGTGTAATGTGTCTGCTATGACTATACAGAGATATTTAGAAAAATTTAATTTGATGAGGAAATAATGTTAGATCGTAATTTATTAATAAATCATCCAGAACCAGAAAAGATAGAATGGCTAAGGATTAGTAAAGAAGATTATATTGAAATTGAAAAAGTTGCAACCGATAATGTTGTTTTTTTTGATCCGTTTGTTATTGATAATTTTTTTAATGAGAATGATTTTGAAGAGCTAAAAGAATATTTATTTAATAAAGACAAATCAGAATTTGAATATCAAGAGAATATGAAGAAGTTAGAAAAAGTTGTTGATCTGCCAGAAAAATTTGTTGATATAGCAACTAAAAAACTAAAGAGTATTTTAAATACAGAAGATTTAGTAATGACTCATTCAAGATTTGCACATCATCAAATATCTAAAGATAAAGAAAAGCCAAATGTTTATTTTCATATAGATAGATCTCCAGGAACTTACATGGTAAACATACATATAGATGGCAATAAGGAATGGGGATTTGTTGTAAACGATAAAGAGTTTTTTACAAAACCCTCACAATCAATTTTGTGTCAGCCAGAATTTGATTTTCACTATAGACCTGAGTGGATAGGCGATGATGAAAATGAATATCATCAAGCTTTGTTTTTATTTTTTGTAAATAAAAATCATTGGTCAATAAGCAAAGATAATTTAGAACAAACCAGATCTGATTATTTAAATAATAAATATAATTTTGGAAAAGATTTTAAAAATTCAAAAGAGTTAAAAGGCTTTGCAGATCAAAAATTTGAAATGTTTTTTAAATATTATAAAGAATTAAATAAAGATTTATTAAAAAAAACTAACCCAGGATTTGGAAAAAAACAATGACACCTAAATCATACCCAAACAAAGAAGGCGGATACCAGGCTTGGATAACTGACCTTCAGCTAATTTCAACATCTGCTCCATCAGGGCATAATATTATTGTAGAATGCTTAGAGATAGCAGAAATGTTAATTAAAAAGAATATATCATACGGAAACTCTGCCCTAGAACCAATTCGTATATTTTCAAAGGCGGACTCAAAAGAACAGATTCGTGTACGTATTGATGACAAGCTTAATAGAATTCAAAATGATCAGGCTTTCCCAGGAGACAATGACATTGAAGATTTAATAGGCTATTTAATTTTATTAAAAATTGCAAATAAATCTTAGTCAACTAAAACGTGGTATAATAATTATATGACAGAATTAGAGCCAGCAGTTCATTTTGACCGTATGAATAAAGTTGTTCAGGAATTGCTTAAGGGCAACTCAGCAACCCAGATAGCCACACTAACAGGTTTCTCAAGAAAAGAAGTTTTAGAATATGTAGATGAGTGGAAATCTGTTGTTCATAATGATCAAAACATGCGTGACAGAGCAAGAGAGGCTATCTCTGGTGCTGACGAACATTATGCAATGCTCATCAAAGAAGCCTGGAAAACTGTTGAAGATGCGGACACACAAGGCCAGCTCAACGTTAAAGCTGGAGCCCTTAAGCTTATAGCAGACATAGAGACAAAAAGAATTGCAATGCTTCAGTCAGTAGGAGTTTTAGAAAACTCACAGCTCGCATCTCAGATTGCAGAAACAGAAAGAAAGCAAGAGCTCCTTGTTGGCATTCTAAAAGAAGTTACCGCTGGATGCCCTAAGTGCAAGATGGAAGTTGCAAAACGTTTGTCTCAAATAACTGGTATAGTTGAATCTATAAAAATTGAAGATGCAGAGGTTATAACTAATGTTCAATAAAGATGGCTTTAAAGAAATTGGTAAAAACATATATGTATATAATAACTTTTTATCAAATGAAGAGTGCGATTTAATAGTTGAAGATATTTTAAAATTAAACGAAGATGATTGGGCTATACCACCACAATCAACTGCTAAAGGATATTTTGGAACAATTAAGCCGATAGAATCAATATTAGACATAAGAAAAAAAATTATTCCTTTACTTACAGAAGGAAATTATTTTAAATTTGTAGGCAGAGGTAAAAAATTACTTAAAGGTACAGCGAGAAAACCTCACACAGATATTTTTCAATATCAAGATGTAGCTGACAAATCGGATGAATATGTTGAAGGACAAGATTTTGATAGAGCAGACCTAGTAACATATGGCATTATATTATATTTTAATGAATTTGAAGGCGGTGAAATTTTTTATCCAAACCAAGGTGGTTTACAGTATAAGCCAAAAAAGGGTGATCTTTTAATACATGGCGCAGAAGAAGAATGCAGGCATGGAGTAAAAGAAGTTCTAAGCGATGTTCGTTATTTTTCGGTAGGAATTTTTTTTAATCATGTTAAAGTTCCAAAAGGATATGATTTTAAATACACCATTAAAAATGAAACTGCAGGATAAATATGTCATTTGATTTTTCTGATTTAATTGATATTTTAGATGGTGAAGAGTTTGAAGAAAAGCCAGTAGACTTAAGAACATTTGTAAACGACCCAAATTATTTAGGATTGCCGCCACTATCTGATTACCAGCATATTCTTATTGAAAAAAGTTCTCAGATATACAAGGAGTCAACTTTAAAAAAATTATTTGGAGAAGATGAAGGCGGAGTTAGATTTAAGCAGACTGCTAACGAAGTAGTTGCACAGCTGGGCAAAGGATCTGGAAAAGATTACTGTTCTACAATTGCTGTGGCATACATAGTATATTTACTTCTCTGCTTAAAAGATCCAGCAACGTATTACGGTAAACCTGCTGGTGACTCTATTGATATTATTAATATTGCTATTAACTCACAGCAAGCAACCAACGTATTCTTTAAAGGGTTTAAAAGCCGAATAGACAAGTCGCCATGGTTTGTTGGTAAATATTATTCCAAGGCATCTGAAATTCAATTCAGTAAAGCTATAACAGTACACTCAGGTCACTCAGAAAGAGAAGCTTGGGAGGGATACAATGTTATTGTTGTAATCCTTGATGAAATTTCTGGATTTGCAATTGAAAAT